CCGGTAGTCGGCCCGGTTATTGCTGTAGATGCCTGAGACAATGCTGATTTGTGGCATGGGTAATCCTTGGTTTGCGCCGTCCTTGGCGCGTGCTCACTTAAATGAGCGTTTCGACGTGGGTTCGCATTACCGCTTGGCCTACAGTAGCGGCGGCGGTTGTCATTATCTGCTGAGATGTCGATAGTAGCTGTGTTGACGCTGGCATTGACGCGCCGGAGAACTCACCCGACGCAACCTGTCCAGTGCCACCAACAACTCGCGTCAATTTCCACGACACGACACCGCTGCCACCTACGCTCGACATTTCGAGGCGGTAAATATTCGCCCCAGGCGCTGTGGGGAAATTAGCACCCAAATCCACGCGAACGGCTGTACCAGTCGCGCCATTCTGGATTGTACGGAAAGTACTCTCCGACGGGTCGAAGCAAATACCAAAGCGGTTCACGGCGCTGCCAATGGTGGCGTTGGTGAACAGCGCTGCATCCATACCGACGAAGAACCGAGTGTTGGCATTGACTCCCGTGTCGATTGCAAACTGGATTGACACCTCAAACCCGGCAGCCAGACGATGGACCGCCGTACTGCGTAAGCTGGCAGTGGACCCCGCCGTCGCCGCCGTGTTGGACGCCGCCTTGAGCACCAAGGCATAGGCAGTAGCGCCTAATGGAACAGCGACTACAGCCGGGGTAGCAGTAAACGCCGGGCCGACTACCGTTGACGTGGCCAGGTTGTTACCGTGGAAGTCGATTGAGTTTTCGCGCGCATGCAATCTACGCTGCAACCGGACCAATGCGCTATCAATCTGCGATTGTACGTTAGCCGTAACGCCTGACAGCCGCTGTACCTCAACTGGCGTAACGCCAGACAGAACGCCCACCTTACCAGATGCGTCAGACGCCAGAACGCTGCTAGGGGTCAGGTTGTCTTGGGTAATTGATGTAGCGGCACCAACGATATTGGCCTGCTTGGTGTCATTCAGCACCTTGCCTTGACGGGCAGACAGCACGCTTTGATCAGAGTCCGTTGTGAGGTTGTCACTGATGGCCTCTAGAGCTGCGATATCACCAATCAGCACACGTCGAGCGCCATCGCTGGCAGGCACCGCAACCGCCCCAACCTGAGCCGCTGAGTAGTCGCCAGCCTGAGGGACAATGACGCTACCAGCTCGGCCATTGAACGATACTTCACTAGCGGACGCGCTGCCACCGGACACCCAATTGCCGGACACGGACGGGGCTAGACCTTCCTCCAGGTAGTACTTGTCGCTAGTGTCAACCTCGATAACGATCAGGAATTTATTGGAAACAGGCAAGGCAAGACGTGCGGCCTGATTGGCAACAACCTTGACCTCGACACTGTCGGTCGCAGGCAGAAGGGACGAAGGAATCCTCCCGCTGTCATCAACAGCAACAACTTTGCGGTCAGTGAAGCCACGAGTGGTTAGCGCCGTGAAGGGCTTGAGCGAGTTATCGCCACCGCGCACTGAAAGCAGTGTCCCGTCGCTTTTGGTAACGCGCAGAGTTCTGATATTCCCAGTGCGAACACGGTACAGGAAGTTATCGAAAATCAACTCGTCGCCCACTGCAAGCGAAACGGACTTCTTACGGCGAAACACTGCATTGCCCAGGGTGTTGAATAGCTCCAGTGACACCTCACCCGCGTACGCCTCGGCTGCTACGGCGCGGAATGCGTAGACGGTGGAGTTTGAGGGGGCGCTGTATGTCGTAGTGCACGGAACGGACGTACCGGCAGCAATACTCGCGCCGTTGTCGTAGAAAAATCCAGACGCGGCGGACTCGACTAGGATTGCCGCCTCGCCAACAGACTGTCCATTTTCGCTAGTGGACTGCCATACAGGCGTGTAGAACACGCTCGATTCCAGATTCTGGAATACCACTTCCTCGCCGCTCGAAGAGATGCTGTGAGCCTTCTCCAGATATACAGTATTAAGGGCCGCGGTAAGGCTGCCATTAACTGTAAATTCCCCGGCATCCGCTGACGTAATCAGCACTTCCGGGGATACGTCCGTCTTCCATAGCTCAAGCGCGCCTGTGCCTGCGTTTACGCGGTTCTCAAAGCCCTCGGGCAGGGTTGCGTCAACACCATCAACTCCGTTAACGCCATTGACGCCATTAGCGCCATCCTGCCCTGCCGGACCAGCGGGACCTTCGGGACCAGCGGGACCAGCGGGACCAGCGGGACCAACGCCACCGCCACCGCCACTTACTGATGGATACATACTTAGTACCTCGCAATCGAAGCGTGGAAAGACACGGCGCCAGTAACGCCAGCCAGGGTAATCCGAGCCTTGCGCGCAGGGCCGGAACAGGACGGCATATCGCGGCTCGCTAAATTGGCGTCAGCAGCGCTGAAAGAACCCGCGTGCACGTCCTGAAAGTTGATGCCATCAGGCGACATGGCGAATACGACAGTGCCGGCGGTAGGGGTCACCTGCGCACCGTTTTCGTCAAAGAATCGAATAGAGCCCAGGTAGGCGCGCTCGTAAGCGGTATCCATTACCTGCGATTCATAATCCCCATCCGTGGTGTTGCCGACGATAAAGAACTCGTCCGGAATACGATTAAATGACATTGCGCCTCCTATGGCGTAACTGTGCCGGTGATGGTTTGCCCGTTTGCTAGCGTCAGGGTGATGACGTTGGTTGTCTGATTGAAGTTGATGGAAGCGCCGGTGATGATGGCGTTGAAATACGTCGCCATGTCATACGCGGCAATCTGCTTGGTTCGGCCATTGTTGCTGACCACTGCGAACTGGTCGCCAGCATTCAGCACGTCAGTTGATGGAAGGTTTTGGATAGTGGTCATGGCTGCAAATATCCTTGCCCGTTGGTGTCAATTGGCCCCGCGTTGTCAGCGTTCAATGTGTCGGTTTGACGGTAGTAGCGCATCCAGCGATTGTTACGCAGCGTGTTACCACTACCACGCGGCATACGGTTCGGGTACTGCACAGTCGGCAGGAATTGCACGGCAGACAGCAGGGAGGTCATAGCGCTTGTAGCGCCAGCCATGACAGATTGCGTCACTTGCTTGCCGTATGTGTCAGCCAGGTCAATGGCAAGGTGATACGTAACGGCACGATAGGCAATGTCCGGCAGTCCAACCGGGTCTGAGATGTTTGCAGTCTCAGGGTCAGGCGCGAACGCATAACCAATCTTGATCCCGCGCGCGTCCCAGTCGGCCATCATGTATTCGAGCGCAACAACTCCGGCTTTCAGCTCTTCCGGGTCGATCTCGTAATCAAACCCGGTCACTGCCAGCTTGTTAAGCGCGCTCGCTACAATGTCACTCTTCGTCGTTGCCATCATTCAGCCCCAACACTTCGCGCAGCTTGGGTTCACCCATACGCTGCCAGCCCTTAATTCCGCGTTCTTTCGCGGTTTCGCGCAACAGTTTCAGTGCTTCATCCGGCGTGTCGCCGTCATCGTCCAGCTCTTCAATTGAGCGCACCCAGCCATCAGCAAAAAGTGCTTTCTCTTCGCTCTCGTCCGCGACCTTAGTCTCACAGATGACGCCAGCGACAAATTCTTTACCGCCTTTGCGGTAGTAACAGCGAATGCCCATACATAACCTCAGTAGTGAAAGGGGGCCGAAGCCCCCAATCAGTTAGGCCAGAATTGCCACGCCGTTGCGGCTTGGGTCGATGTTCACCACATCGTTCCAAGTGAACAGACGGCAGCGGAGGGTCAAGTCATCAATACGGCCTTGGTAGGCAATATAGAGCTTGGTGCCGCTGGACAGGGTAGAGCTCATGACTTCCATGCCATCGAGTTGACCCAGCAGCTCGAACGGGATGTCGCCGTCTACGATCTCAACCGAGTCGTTAGCCCAGAACACGTTGTTACGTGCAATGGCGTCACTGTTGAGCTTGGTTACGGTTGCGCCCGCTGCAATCTGGGTGTTGATGTTGGCGTAGGCGGCCTGAGACGGGGTCAGCGCTGGATCGTTCACTGCGACTGGACGCGGGTAAACCTTGATGTTTGAACCGGACTTTTCAACCACGGTGAAGGTCATCAGGGTGCCGGTGTTGGTCTTGTCTTGCAGGCCAACAGCGTTCACGCCGCTGAAGCTGATGCGGTCGCCCACTGCCAAGCCGGTAATGGTGCCGGTCAGTGCGATGTCGTTCGAGATACGATAGTCAACAGGCAGGGTGATACCAGCGGAAACGAAGTTGGCAATCGGAGCCTGAGACACTGTCGAGGTAACGGTCACACCAGCCAGCGCGCCACCTGCCAAGCTGCCCAAATAGGACGACTCGTAGATGTCAAAGCCTGCGGTGTTCTTGAACATCAAGCCTTTAGTGTACGCATCCTCTGCGATTTTGGTCAGGGTCTGACGGCCCGCCAGGTCAGCGGAAACGCGCTGAGCATCGCGGTCGTTCACAAAGAACGATTGACCCGCGCCAACGTAGGCTTGACGCTCACGGAGGATGGTGTCGGCGGTCTTGATGAAGTCATAGCCGGCAGTGGTGGTGCGGTAGAACAAAGAGCCAGTGTTGGAAACAAGGCCAGCGATACGGGCGTTCTGATCAGCACTCAGGCGCTGAGCGGCAGCAGCGGCGCGACGATCCATGAACTTACGGTCGCGGAAGTCATCAGCGCGCAGCTTGAAGAGGTCGTTTCGTGGCGTGCCAAGCACGGACGGGTAGGACAGTTCCAGCACGTCACCAAATGCAGAGTCAGAGAACTCCCAGCCCGACTGGACGGGTGCTTGCTGCTCAACTTGACGCCATTCAACGTTGTTGCTGTTTTGCGCGTTTGCGCCGGTCATGTCGTAATGACCGACCAATTTGGACATCTGGTCTTGAGCTTCAAACTGCTCGGTGACCATATCGAACATTACGCGAACTTCTTTAGAGGTACTAAGGCCCATGATTGGGTGCTCCTATTAAATATAACCGTTTTGACGGAGTAAATCAGACTGGCCAGCGGCAATAAGCTTGCGCTTGTAATCCCTGAACTGGTCGCGGTTTGCCATGCCGTCAAGCTGCTTGAGCCGCTTTAGCACAGCGCCACCAGTATTGGGCGTACTGCCGCCAGACACGGGCCGATCTGCCGCCGGTGCTTGGCTGATTTTCTTTTGAGCTGGCTCGGTTGCCAGTTTTGCAGCAAGTCGCCCGATGTAGGTCATAGCCTTTAGGCCGGACGGGTCAAGCTGTACAAGCTGTGCAACTTTGTCGCGCTCTACTTGGTTCAGACCGAGATGATACACGACCTTCTCGGAACCTTCACCGATTGCGTCAATAAGCTGATCGACTGCCACATCGCCGAACGTGTCACGAAGCGTCTTTTCAGCCGGAATAAAGTCTTCGGCGCTAACGCCAAGGGACTCGACCCGCTTGTAGTGCTCGGTGATGGACTGCTCTAGCTGCTGCTGCATAACCTGAGCGTGCTGCTTTTCAAGCCGTGTGCGCTCAATTTCCTGCAACTTCTGCTCAAGCGCTTGATTCTGGTACTGAGTCAGCGCGGCTTGGTACTTGCTCTCATCGTAGTCGCACGACTCAAGCGTTGGCACCGTTACCGGTTGATTCTGCGCCTGCCCGCTGCCCATAAGGGATAGTTGGCGAATCAGGTCCTCGTTCTGCTTCTGTAGCCGTTCCTTTTCATCGCGCTCTGTGCGGCGCTGTTCGCGCAGCTTTGTGAGCTTGTGAAGTGGAACCTCAACCATCTTCTTGCTGCTTGGCTCTGCCTGTTCAGCGCCTGCATCAGTCGTTTCAACAGGTTGTTCGCCTTCTTCTTCCGCGCCCTGTGCGGTTTCTTCCGGCTCTGTGCTGGGCGGCACTTCCTCGGCTTTCAGCGCTTCTGCTGCTTCACGTTCCAATGCTTCCAGGGTAACTACACTTTCGTCAGCCATGCGTGCTCCGGCATGTTCGGTTAATCGGCCGCGTTTAAGCCCGCGTAGGCAGTTGATAGAGTAGCACTATGCTTAATTGAGTCAAGAGTATTGATAGCAGCGGGCTATTGATTCGAGCAAAAAGAAGCCCCGGTTAGGGGCTTCATGTATTGCTTTTACCTATCGAAACCCACCAGCCAATAGACCCTGCCTTTGCTCCATGATTCGACCACGCAGCGCCATGGCTAAGCGCTCAGCGTTGTCCAGTTGCTTAGAGTCAACATTGACCAGCGTTTCGGC